TGAGGAACATTTGCAGCTAGCTTAACGGTGTTACCTGTTACGGTGTATGGCGCATATGGGCCACCTGTTATTTCTGTGTAAGTTAAACCATCTGAACTTTGATATAACTTAAAATTGTTTAAAGTATAATCAGGTTCTGATGGATCCCAGTTACCAAAAACTAAATTAGTATCAAATCCAAAAGTAAAAGTATCTTGACCTAAAGGGTTTTCAACTAAAAATCCCTGTGCTCCAGCGTAATATTGTTGATTTGTTTCGTTGATTGTACTCATTTATTAAGATTTTTTATTTACTTCTTTTCCTTGTACTTGCTGAGAAGCTATTTGAACTATTGAAGGATCTTCTATAATTATACCAGAATAAGCTAATATCCTAAGAATAACATTAGTTTGTTCTGACTCATGTATTTCAAAATCTATAGAACCTAACCCAGTAGCTGGATTAAATTTTGTATCATTAAATATATATTGACCTTGTGATCCAGTTGTAAAACCCCATATGATGTTTACAGGTTTTCTTAAGTAATCAACCTGGATATTACTAGTAATACTAGTTGGATTTACATATAAAATATTTTGCAAATGATTGTCCAATGGACTACCAACTGAAGTTACATCGCCTCTATTTTCATATAAATATGTAGGAAAACTTTTTGTTGCTTTTGTGAGTGGAGATCTTTCTATATTATAGAAATCAGTTCTGGATAATCTTTGTAGTTCTATTTGATTACCTCTATCATCAGTGTATATAACAGTTCCAAGTCGATAGAAATCGACTTCAGCGCCGTATAAATTAGTTGTAGGTAATGTAAAATAAGCCAAACCAGGATTACTAGTTGAGTCATAAGTTGCATCACCAAATGTTTTAAATATAGCTAATTTTTCATCAAGATTCATTACTCTATCTGAATAGTCTACGTCTGCTTGTGGAACCCTTAGTTGTTGATTTAAGTCTTCACAATACTTTTCAAATATCTCTAATTGAACTTGTGACCCCACTTTATTAAACTCAGCAGGTGTTAGATAACCTCTCTGCTCTTTATTTAATATAGACAGGACGGTTTGATATACAGTGTTTACATTTATAGCCATACTTATGTTAATTATAATACAAAGGGTAGCGTGACACTACCCTTTATATTATCACTTGTTTATAATCTTTTTTCTATAGACTTATAAACTTCTACACCTTCATCAGTTTTAAACCACGAGGCTAAAGCTGAATATGGATTTTCATCAAATGGTACAGTCATTAATTTTCTGTCATTTGAACCCCAGTGAAAAGTTCTTTGATCCTGAGACAATTTGATTACGCTAGCTTCAACAGCTTTGATTCCAAAGTTTCTAAGCTCTACATTTTCATCGTTAGCTAAATTTAAAAATAGTGCTGGTTTTTTCTTTGCAAATATTAATAAATCTCTTTTAATTTCTTTAGATTTCATGTTAGAAACTTTACTACCTTTTTCAACTCTTAATATAGCTTTAGCCTGGTCTACATCCATTTCCATAGCGTAATTAAGTGCTTGAACTTCTAGTTGTAAAGAATCAAGTTCATCTTCTGCTTCTTCAACAGCGTCAAATTCGTAATATTTTTGACCTTTTAAAGGGTGGTATAAACTTAATAATTTTTGCAATATTTGATTTTCTTGCGGAACTGAAAGTGTACCATCTCTAAAAGTTATATGTCCCAATGTGGCTTCACCTTTTTGTTCGTCTACAAATGGTGAATTCATATTTGTAGCATACCTTAATTCTCTTTGCATTTTTTTATCTGCATCAAAATATAATAAAGGATTTCTACGAGTATGTCTACTAGGTATAGTTAAAGTTAATGGTTGTTTTCTACCCTTAATTAAATAAGTTCTAGGTTTAACTTCCCATGAATCAACTATAATTTTTTCTTGTTTTTTTGGTGGTGCAGTAACAATTTCTGGTTCTTGACCAGCCACCTCTGCTTTTGCTTTTTTAGCCATAATATAATATAATTAAATAGTTAAGAGGTATAAGGGCGCCGAAGCGCCCATCACCTCAATATAATTTATGCTCCTTTGAACAATACGAAGTTATTCGCAGCTTGTACAACTAAACATCTTTCTGATAAGAAGTTTACTGTCATAGCATCAAGATCGCTAGTGAATGCTCCACCAACAGAACCTGTTAACCATGATTTCATACGTCTATCATCAGCTTGAGACGCTCTATATCTTACGTGTAAGAAAGGACGTCTGATGTTAGTACCAAGAATTTGATCATAAACTGTAGAAGTACCAGCAGGGATTAATACACCTTCAATAGAAGCTGGACCGTCAATTGCACCACGTGTTGAAGCGTCGTTCAAGTATTTCCAGTCAGTTTTATAGAAGTCATAAGAACCTCTTCGGAAACCGCTAAACCCTAGGTTTAATGCCATTTCTTCTGAGTTTTCAAATAATCCAAATGCAGTACCACCATTACCTCCAGAAGAGATATTAGCTAGCATATCATCAAAATCAAGATTTGTATTTCTATCTAAGAATAACATGTTTTCTTCAATAGCTCCTTGAGTATCTAAGTTTCTAAGAATATCATCAAAGTCACTAATACCTGTTGCAGCAGAGAATCCAACTTGTACGTTACCTCTATCTTCAATAGCGGCAAATAAACCTTCTGTACCAGTTACGCTAGTAATACCAGATGTGGCACCAACTTGCTCACCTTCTACAACTGACATTTCTAAGTAGTCTTCAAAACGTAGTCTTGTTTCAGACTCAGCTTTTAGATACCATAGATATCCAGAAGTACCATCTTCAGTAGCAACTTCTACCCAACCGATCTGAGCTGTGTCAGAACCGTTGATTGAATATTGACTTCTAATGATAATTGGTTTATTAGAAAATTGAGTAAATGCAGGAGTAATTGTTTGAATAGGGTAGTTGTTGTCTGTAGGCTGTGTTAGCGCTCCAGTTCCAGCAATTACCGTATTTGTTCCTTTTGGATATTCAGAACCATAAACAAATATCTTTACATTTCCAGTAATTCCTTCAGTAGCTAAACTTGCAGATCCATAAGGTAATACATTAAGTACACCAGATCCAGTGTTTGAATCAGTTACTAAACACTTTGATTCATTGCCAAAGTCATCTAATACAACAATAGTTTGCTGTGGAGAAATTACATTGTTTACGCCTGCACCTACAGGGATAGTGATTGTGTTAGCAGCACCACCTTGTCCGCAGTTATCATAAGCAACGTGTAGTCTATTTTGTTCAGACCAAATTACTTGATCAGATGTCATAGGTAGTTCAGCACCAACCATACGTAAGAAACCTGATAACGTTCTGTTACCATATCTCTCTACCTCAGCTTCGTAAAGCTCTGGTAAGTATTGTTGTGCAAAGTTTCCTTGTCCACCTTGATCAAATACTAGATAGTTATTCGCTAGCGTTTGTTGCAGCTGCGAAGGTACTATCGAACCAAATTGTGGGGATAAAGCCATAATTTAAAAGTTTTAATTAGTTAAATTTTCGTTTTTTAATTTTCAGTTTAGACGAATCCAAACCACTAATTGATTTTACTTTTAAACCATTGACAAATACGTTTCCATCGGCAACCTGCCTAGGTTTATCTGTACTTAAGTTTTTTGAAGAGTTGACAACATTTTTAATGCCATCTGCTCTTCCTTGTTCGTAAAAATGGTTAGCGATTTTATCCGCGTTCATTGCAGCGTAAAGTGCTTTGTGATAACCTTTTGGATTAGTTACAACTCCTTTTTCATCAACAAAATTTGAAATAAAATTGTTAACATCTAGTTGCGACTTACCAATTTCGCTTGGATTTTGAACTGCATACCTAAACTTTTTTTCACCTAAACTAAAATCAAAACCTTTGAAATCGTCGTTAAAAATCTGTTCAGTTTTATTTTTAAAATCCTGTTGAAGAGTTATCGAACGCTCTTCTTGCTCCTTGTATCTATTGAAAAAGTCCGTAGCTTTTTGTTGTTCTTGAGTAACACCAGGTCTCAACTTGATTTCCTGGTAATATTTATCCTTCATAACATCTAGCTCCTTACGGGCTTTTGCAACTTCTTCTTTGAAAGCCAATTGTTTTTTTCTTATATCTCTTGACTCATCAATTTCCTCATCATACTTGAATTTATCTTCCATTAAGAAGTTAATTTCTTCTTGATTTAAATGAGGTTTAGTTTGTTTGTAATATTCATTAAGTAAAACTTGTTCATCAACTTTTGAGTAGTCATGATTAAGTCTTACATAATCTTCCATTGTACCACCTGTTTCGTTCATAAATGATACAAGTGCTTGTATGTTTTCAGGTAACGGTTTACCTTGTTTTACTTGTTCTTTAACAGCTTCCTCTGCCTTTTCATAAAGCTCTGTTGTCTTTTCATCAAGCTCATCTTCAGTTATTTCTTGTATAGGACTAGTTAATTTTTCTTCGGCGTCCCGTACTTCTTCAACCACTTTTTGGCTGTCGCTACTGTCTTTGGACTCTTCGATAACAACATTGCTATCATCTGTCTCTTGTGCTTGAACGGCATCTTCTTGTTTTTTATCTGTTAAATCTAATTTAACCACATCAGGTATAACTTCACCCTGTGCTTCTGGTTTTGTTAGATCAACCTTTACAGGTTCTTTATTTGAAGTGTCAACCAACTTTTTTGGTTTTGATTTTTTTCCTTTTAAAGAAAACTCACCTTCTTGTTTGACCTCTACGGCCACGTTTTGCTCTGACATAATATAATATTATAAAATTAAAAATTATTTAGGACCAAAAGCCTCAAGGCCAAAGTCACCTAAACTATCATTAGTAGATTCAAAATCAATAGGCGTACCATCGTTTTGTCTCTGCTGTATCATTTGAGACTGTTGAGTCCCTATTATTCTAGCTCTTTTATCTTTTCTATCTTCTATTTCTTTTTCTTTATTTCCTTCGCTACTGTATTTACTTTTAGCTAGCTGTATATTGTAATTAAATTCTTCAGCCATTAACTCTCTTTTTATTTGAGCTTCTGTCTGCATTCTTTGTATTTCAAACTGAGACTTAGCTTGTTCTATCTGAACCTTTTGATCAGTTAAAACTTGTTGCTTTTGAGTTTCAGCTAATGCTGTTTGCTCAGCTAACTGTCCATTTGCTTGAGCTTGTGCTTGCATATTTGCTTGAGCTGCTTTTTGATCTCTTTCTTGTTTTAATCTACGTTTTTGTTTTAGCATTTGATTAGCTAATTTTAAATTACGTATTTGCCTGAGATCAATAGCATCTTCTAAATCAATACCACCAGACTGTAAAGCAACTTGTATGTTTTGCTCTAACTGTGCTTTTTCTTCCTCATCTGGTTCAAGGTCTAAGAAAATACCAAAATCATGTAAATTTAAATTAGAAATTTCTGATAATGTATTTACATTAAATGTTGATATAGAATTCTTTAAAGCATTAGCTGTTAATGGAAAGTTTAATACATCTACTATTTTTTTAGACACGTTCTCACATAACCTAAGAGTTAAGTATAAACTAGCATTATTAATATGTTTTGTAGCAATGTTAGATTGTTGTGCTGCTATTTTTTGCAAACCAACAAGAGTGTCTTTGTCTGGTAAACTACCGTCTCTAGCTTCATTAAGACCAGTTACATCTCTTATCATCTGAACATAATAATTATATGTATTTATAAGAGAACCTATTTTAGCTTGCCCTGCAGATGTAGATAATTCTTGAACAGGAACTTTGCCAGCATTCATTCCGCCATCTTGAGTCAATGATCTACCAACAACAGAACCTGTTTGAAAATACATATTCAAAGCTTCTGCTGGATTATAATTCGTGCCATTACCTAAATCAACTTCTGCTAAACCGTCCATATCTAAAAATACACCATCCGGTACCATTCTAGATATCACCTGTTGTAATTTTAAATGAGTCAACTGTATCATATCAGCAAAGCCCATTGTTTTAGTTACTAAAGATTCTATTCTGCCTTTGTACATACGTGGAGCACAAATAGCATAATTCATTTCAACCTTTGTAGTATCAGCCATAGGTCTAGTCATGTTCTCAGCCATTTGCCACTGTAGCATCATGTTTGTACCTAAAACTTTTACACCTTCAAACAAAACCTCTACACTTCGTGACACTTTGTTAAAATTATCACTATCAGGTGGATTAAACGTGTCAGGCTTTTCTAATGCTTTTTCTAAACCTTGATCCGTGTGTTTGATTTTAAACACCTGATCCATATAAGTTTTATATTCAAAATATAATACTTGAACAGTGTTTTCATCATAAGCTCCCCAACCATATATATAATTATTATTGCTATATGATTTCTGTACTTTTTCTAATTCTTCATTTGAGATATGTGGAAACTGCTTTTTTATCTCAGGTATTGTCATTGCTTTGACTTCACCTACATAGTATATGTCTTCAAAATTTGGATCTTCTGTATACGAATAAACCATATAAGAAGGATCTACATAATCTAAAGTAATACCTTCTGACGTGTTAAAATTAGTTTTAGCAGCAGCAATTCCTAAAGTTACTAAATCATAGTTTAATCTACGTTTTAATAAGTCATATTTATTTTTATCTAAAACTTGAGTTATAGCTTCTTCTTCTGCTATTTCTATTGCCTGCTTGTAACTTAATTGCAAATGCAATTCCATTTCCTCTATCGTCTTAGGTAAGTCAACTGCAGGTATATTTGTTTTAGATATATCTTCACCAGTAGTTGCTTTAACTTCTGATATAATATCTTGCCCAAACATATCCATAGCTAATCTACTGGCATAATCAGTTCTTTTCTTTACAGACTCAGGATCTTGAGCATAAGCTTTAATATCATAATCTTTATTAGATATGCCATTAGTTAATATGTCAACAAACTTAGACAGTATAGGAACTGGTTTCCAATCTAAATTTAAATAAGACAAATCACCGTTTATAGATAATTCGTCTTTATATTTTTGAGTAGATTGTTCGCCTCTCGCATATAGTCTACGTTGATGATAATTATTAAATGTAGTTAAATATCTATTACCGTTAGTTCTACCCTGCGCAAACCATTCAGATTGTATAGCATCAGCAACTTGACTGCCGTACTTTAAACTTAACTTTTCCTCCAAAGGTACCACCTGATTTGGAAACGCGCTGTTAGCATTATAGTCTATATTCATTTATTTATAATTTTAGAAACAAGTCCTGAATTGTCATATCTTTTAATACCGAGATCATATGAGGCTAATTTTATATCTGGTATAGGTTTATATCTATTTTTATTACAAGCCATTATAGCTAATCCAGAACTAATTGAAGCATCGTGTTTAGTTCTATTATTTATGTTAAATCTACTCCAATCATTTAAAGTACGCTGGAAATACATGTCTCCATATTTTTCGTTATTATAACCTACAAAATTCTCTATGTAAGTTTCTATAGCAGCAGCGTGAGCTTGCTTAATATCTTCACTTGAATTAGGTATACCACCTATATCCCTTTCAGACACTGATAATTTGTTGTAAATCTTATCAGGTCTATTCATTGAAAAACCTCTATAACCTCTTCTTTTAAAGTGATATAAAAGTCTTGGTTTATTATTTTC